ACTTCCAGCGGCCCAGGTCGGCAGGCCAAAACGGACCTTGACTGTCGACGCTGTCAGTTGCGTTCGCTGCCTTCGTTGCTGCCGACGTCACCCGCCTAGCCAGCGGCGGCGTTCGCGTTCGATCGTTGCGTTGTCGCCTGTGCTGAGTTGGCCTGCGTCTTTGCCTGCGGCGTAGTTGCCGATGCATTCGTATCCGTCGACCTCGAGCCTGCGTCTGGTGCCGTGCTCGGCTCGGAGGTTGTCGGGGTCGAGGGCTAGGGCTGGGTGGGTACTGGCCGGGAGGATGTGGCCGGCCGTGTCCGCTCCTTGCCGGCCGCATCGCCAGCAGATCCCACGATCCCGAGCGATGACCATGCGGGCTAGGGCTTGCCAGCGGCGGCCGGTACGTGGATCACCGGGGGTGGTCATCCGCGGTGGTAGCAGGCAGTGCATTCGCTGCCGGGGTGGGCTGTGTGGAAGCAGGCTGGGCAGATAGGGGGGGTGCCTGTTGTGAGGGGGGTAGGTCGTTGTGGGCATTCTGGGTGGCAGTGGGTGGTGGGGTGGGGTGTGTCGTGGGGTGGGTAGTGGGTGTCTTGTCCCCATGCGTGGCTGGGTGTGGTGTGGGGCCATTCGGTGCCTTCGGGTCCGTCGTATCCGGGGGTGTGGGGTCGGTTGGTGCCCTCCTCGAGAGGACAGCCGACGAAGTGTGGGCGTACGTCGAGGTCTGCTCCGCACTTGTCGCAGCTCATGACGTGTAGGGGTTCGCGGCAGTAGTCGGTGTGTGGGTGGCCGTTGTGGGTGTGGCAGCTCGGGCACTCGCGGTGCGGCCCGTGGATTGGGCAGTTGGTCGTCTCGACTAGTTCGCCGTACTGCCCGGGCCCACGAGCGCATCGGCAGCGGTCGCCGTGCTCGGGGCAGGCGGGGCATGACGGCTGTGGTCCGCGGTCGAGATCGGCCCTGGTCTGGTACGTCGGGCAGCAGCAGCGAGGGGGGTGGTTGTGTGTCGCGGTCATCGAATCTCCTCTGGGTTATCCACAGGCTGTGGGTGCCTACCTGTGGTTGGGGTCGGCGGGTCGTGATGTGTCCTCGTCTAAGTCCTTACTCCTCCTCTTTGTTCCTAGGGGTCCACGATTCGTGGTACCTATAGACCCCAATTCGTGGTACCTGCGGTCCACAAATCGTGGTACCTAAGTGGCCCAATTCGTGGTACCTAACTCGGGGTCAATTTCCACGTCTGTTGGTGACCTCGACGGGCCGTCTCCTGGGGTTTGATCGCCCCGGCTGTGACCAGTGCGGAGGTCACTTCGGACACTTCGCGGCAGAGTCGGCGACGTCGCCGTTTGGCTTCGTCGCGGGGGTCGTCTTCGTCGGGTACGTCGCGGGCGAGGGCGAGCGACAGGGCTTCCCATCCGCCGAAGTAGACCCGGGCGGGTTGTCCTTTGCCGTTGGGTGAGTCCAGCGCTGTGAGGGCCATGCGCATCAGGATCTTGAACTGTCGCTCCGGTAGGTGTGCCCAGGACACGGATACGACGTTGGCTAGTTGGATGCCCATCAGCCGCGCCCCAGTCGGGGCCGATCGGGTACTCTCATCCCGCGATTTCCTTCCTTGTGAGGGAACTTGTGGGAGCCCTCTACTGTCGCGGTTGGGTGGTCTCTGGGTGATCGGCCCGCACCTCCTCATACGGGGTGTGGGCCGATCGGCTTGTGGGGAGTGTAGGCGGGTTGCCTGCGGCATCTAGTCGCCGTGCCGCTCCTGTTCGTCGAGGGTGTATGACCAGGGCGGGAGCGGGTCGACGAGGACGTCATGGTCGCCGTGTCGCTCGACGCGGACGAGTTTGTTGCCGTCGCCGTGGTGTGGGCAGCCCGGGTTGATCCTGAAACAGCGGGTTAGCGCGGTCGCGCGACGGATGCCTGGGGGCTTCCACAGGACGTATGGGCCGGGGCCGTCTCGGACTTCGTACAGCCCGTACCGGCATGAGCAGGGCGGGGTGGGGAGTGGGCCGACCACGACCACGGGCGAAACCTGCCAGCGGTGGACTGGGCAGTGTGTGCGGACGCGGGCGAACATCGTGCCTGTGTCGACGAGCTCGCAGCGGCACGATTCCGCGCCTGTGGTGAGTTGCGGTAGCCGGTATCCCTGGGTGATCTCGGCTGTCGCGAGCATGATCAGCAGCCCGCGCGCCTGGGCTTCGGATAGCGGCCCGGGGGTGATCCGTGGGTGGTTCATCGCGGTTGGTCCTTCGGGTAGATGCGTACGACGACGCCTGGGACGGGGAGCGCGTCGTCGAGGTCGGGCCGCGCCTCGAGGGTCGTCTCGGCCCGGGTGGTCGCCCACCGCTTCCGTATCCAAGCGTCGACGATCTGGGCGTCGTCGCCGAGCCGGCCCGACTTCGTGAGGGCGTCGAACACGGCCCGGGTGAGTTTGTCGAGGTCGGGGGGGCTGGTCGGGTACGCCGGCGCGGACGGTTTGAGCCGGTCGGCGTTGCGGCCGGTTCCCCAATGGGATTTGGGGCGGGCGAGTGACCATGTGATCCCGACGTCGAGGGGTTCGCCTGGGTTGGCGGTCTGGTCGACGTACCGCTCGACGGCTTTCATGACTCGGCCGCGCCAGTCCTCGAGGGCGTCTGCGTCTTTGTGAACGAGGATGTGCCGGCCACCCTTGCCGTAACAGACGAGATCGCCTTGTTTGGCAGGGGTGGCGAGCACCATAAACGCATGGGGTCGGGTCAGCATCAGGGAAGCGTCAGGAGGCCTGACGATCACCGGTTGGGCTGGTCGTCGGCGACGGCGGGGTGTATGCCGTGCCGCTGTTCGCGACTACCCAACGCTGTTTGATGACCTGCCCGACGATCGCGCCCCAGAACGCGCACCCGTCGCCGTGCCCAGTCCCGGCCGACGCCCACGGGTGTACCCCGTCTTGTAGGTAGTAGCCGATCCCGGGGCGGCCCGTGCGGGTCGTCGCGGCGACCTGCTCAGCCCACGGGACGACCTGGGCTGCCGGCAGCGCCGAATAGATCTGCGCGTTGATCCATCCGCTGTTCCGTTGGTCGGCGAGCTGTACCGCGGCGGACTGTGACGTCCGCGCGGCCTGCACGTCGACCCACACCAGCCCAGTCGGGTCGAGCATGAGTTGGATCGCCTTCTGCGCCTCAGTAGCCATGACGGGCGGGTTGAAGATGTCGTTCGTTCCGAGCGCGATCACGGTCAGCGGTGGCCGGGTCTGTTGCGCGCCCAGCCAGTTGAGCCCGTCGTCTGTGGGGCGGCCGGCGCGGTAGTTCACGGCGAGTGTTGGGCCGCTGTTCGCGGTGAGCCAGTCGCGGAGGTCGGGCCAGCAGCGCGCGGTGATTGAGTCGCCGACGATGAGCGCCTGGGCCTGGTCGAGCGGTACGCCTGTGGTGATGACGGGTTGGTCCTCCCATCCGCCGATGTCTCCCGAGCCGTAGTCGGCGTTGGCGGGTGCGGCGAGTAGGGCTGTGGTGATGAGGGCGACGACGGCGAGCAGGGTGATCCCTCGGACTCGCCGCTGGTATCGGTGCATTGTGTGGTCTCCTGGGTGATGGTTGGTGTTAGGCGGGTCGCCGTGTTTCCCCCCGTGTCGCGGCGACCCGCCGCTGTGTCTACTGCGGGTTGGGGGTCAGTCGACCGGGCCGTCTGTGTCGAACGCGAGCCGGTCGATCGGCAGCGGAGTCTTCCCGGTCCGCTCTTCGTACAGCCTGAGCGCCATGTCTCGGAGCTCCTGCGGCGCGTTGTTCGCGTCGCCGACCGGCTCGATACGGCGCCACCGGACGACCGGGACCCGCGCGCCCGTGTCGGTCACGTCGCGGACCTCGGACACGTCGACCCAGGCGAGGACCAGCCGCAGTTTCTCGGGGTGCTCGACGAGCTCGGCGGCGATGTGGTCGAGCCCGTTTATGTCGTCGTTCCCGGGGAGGGCTGACGACAGTCTCACGCTTGCTGACACGTTGTGCCTTTCGGTTGGTTGGTTGCTCAGAACAACGGGTGTTGTTCCGTGGGTGGGGTCGCGAATTCGCACACCTCTGCGTGGAGTCGCATGGCGACGAACCCTGGGCGTAGTGGCCGGAAGCCGGTGAGCCGGTAGCCGTGCAGTTTCGTCCCGATCATGCGGGCCGCGATCGTCCCCCGTGGGTTTTCTGCCCGGACGACCGCGACCCGCTCACCCCCGTCCGCGTGCTCGACGTCGAGGGTGACGTATTCGACGGGTGCCGCGCATTCGCTGCACTCTGCGCCTGACCATGGCGGCAGGATGGGCCGCCGCGTCGGGGGTGTGCCTCTCATGCGACGAGCAGGACAACGACCGCAGCCAGCATGGCGTTGCCGATCCCGAGCACGAGGCAGGTAATGACGAGCCCTTCGATCCGGTCGAGCCGTTCCCGCACCGTGCCGCGTTCGGGATAGATCAGCCCTCCGCGAGACTCGAGCAGGTATGGCCGGCCGCGGAGGACCGGGCCGCCGCGGCGAAGCCGGATCATGCCTCCTCCTCGGCCGCCGCGTCCTGGGTGATCTGGACCATGAGGGCGATCACGTCGTCGCGGGACCGGCACGGCGCGAGGACGCGAAGGATCTCGTTCGCTTCGTCGTAGGTGAGGTGTTCGGGGGTGTCGCCGGCGCGGAAGCTGTCGACGGCGTGGCCCACGATCGCGGCGGCGATGTTCAGCCGGGATTCGCGGTCGTCGGGTTCGTCGGTCCAGCCGAGCCCTTTGAATCGGGCCTGTAGGGCTTTGGTTTGCGCGGAGTGCATGGGCTTCGGCTTGGTGTCGACCGGGCCGTCCTCGGCGACCTGGGCGGCGACGTCCTCGGCTGCCTCCCAGATCTCGCCGGGGTCGGGTTCGGCCGGTGTGACGTCTTCCGGTACGTCGCGCCCCTCCCCAGGGGTGGACCCGGCCGAACCCACACCAGCAGTGTCGCTCACAGGCGCGGCCGGGGGCGGCGGTGGCGCGATATCCGCCGAACGTGGCGGCGACCCAACCGGCCCAACCGGCACCACAGGATCAAGCTGTGCAGAACCAGCCAGGGAAGCGCCCGACCGGGCCGCCTGCGCAGATCCTCTCGGCTTCCGAGCAACACGGGTAGTCGCCGTCTCACCAGACGACGCGCCCGCGTCGACCTCGCCGAACAGTTCGCCGTCTTCGACCTCCTCCGTCGCCCGCATCCCATGCGTCACGTCAGGGAAGATCAGCCGGCACAACTCGGCCGTCGCCCGAGCCGTCAACATCTGACGCGGGTAGCTCTTCCACACGGCTTTGTTCGAGATCCCGGCCCGCTGGGCGTCGGCGAGAGTCCAGACGATGATCGTCCACGCCGTCTCGCCCTTGCGCCGACCCTTGACCTCGACCTTGCTCGACGACACCTCGCCGTACCCGATCTCGTGCCCAGCGGCCAACACCTGCGCCCGCATCGTCTCCGCGGCCAGCGTCGGTTTCCCCTCGACCATGTGAATGTTCGACAGGGCGTGCATCGGCGGCATGTCCAGTTCACGGCCGAACAGGACGGCAGCGGTCACAGCGGCCGGGTTGTTCCGCAGCGCCCGCGGAACAAAGTCGGTGTTCGCGACCTGGGCGGCGAGCTCGGCGACCGGCTGCAGGACGGCGATCCAAGCGTCGGTGCGTTCGTTGCGGATCGATAGGGATTGCTCGAGCGGGTCGGGGTCGCGTCGGGCGATCTCGTTACTAGGCGGCATCTTCTTCAGTCTCCGGGGGGTCAATGGGTGCGTGGATACGGGGGTTGTCGGCGACCGCGGCATCGTCGCGGGCCATGGCGAGGGCGTACAGGAATTGACGGAATGCTTCCGCGTCGATCTCTGCCGGCAGCATGTCGACGGAATCGGCCTTGATGTGGGCGACGTACGCCGCTTCGACGGGAGGCGCGGCCTGCTCGGACTGCGGCCCGTCAGGCTGCCACAGGTCACACATCGCATAACCGGCGAGTTGTAACGCCGTCTCGCTGTAAACGCCCTTGCCTGTCTTCAGATCGACGAGACAGTAAGCGCCACCGAGCCGGCCGACCCGGGCGAACAGGTCACCCGTACCGCCGTACCGATATTCGGTATTCGCGAGCGGGACCTCAGCGGCGACGGGTTCGATCTCCCACAGGTCGCAGAACCTCGCGTAGGCCTCGACCGGGCCGCGATTCTCGTCGGACACGTCGACCGGCTTCCCGTGGACGAGCCGCTGACCCAGTTCGTGGATCTGGTTACCGCGCAACGCAGCAGCGGTCTTGGTGTTGAACTGGACCCCGCGCAGGACGTCGAGCCGCTCCGAGGGCGGCATCTGGGCGAGCTCGGCCCAGTGATCGATCGCGTACTCGGCGGTGACCCGGCCGGCCCAGCCGGTAAGCGCCGGCTTCGCCTTCGCGTTAAGGGCTGTGGTCACGCCCATGATCTTGTGGGGGTCGGTCTTGCTGTAGCGGCCTGGGCAGTCGCAGTCGAGGGTGTAGGCGTGCCCGTTGCGGCCGAACTTGTGCAGCTTCAGCCGCGGCATTCAGTTCTCCTCGGGGGTGTGGTGATGGACGGCGCGGCGGAGCGCCTCGAGGGCGTCCGTGGACGCCTGCCCGTGCGGCGACAGCGCGAGTTGCCCGAGCGCTTCGGCGAGGTCCCGCAGCGCACGCGAGCCACGCGCAGCGAGATTCGACACCAGCGCTTCCACCTCGCGGTACGACGGCCCGCCGATGACATGCCCGGGCTGCCACAGCATGACCGGCATGACCGGCAACTCGTGCTCAGGCGAACCGGGAAGGGTTGCTGAACCGCTCACGAGTCACCCCCCGAACCCAGGCGTCCTTATCCGCTTGGATCTGGGCGAGCTTGTCGTCAACCATCTGGGCCGCGCGCTGGTCGATCTCGGCGAGCCGCTCGGCGACCCGCCGACTGATGATGTCCTCGAGCCGGTCGGCGAGCGTCGTCGACGTCTCCGGGTCGAGCTGGTCGACGAGCTTCGTCGCCAGGTACTTGCGGCCCAGCAGGACCGACAGCCGGATCTGTGTGGCCCACGCTTTCCCGTCGTCTTTCAGCAGGTCGCGGAAGTCGACTTCGGGGGCGTCGGCGGGGTCGGCGTACCGTGCGCGTAGTTCGGCGTACGACGGCAGCGGGCGACCGTGGATGGTCTCGTACAGCCCAGGGGCGGGATCGCGGACGACGGGGATCTCATCCGCCCCTGGGTGTTGCTCCTCTGTGTTGGTTGGTGTCGGCGGCCAGGGCGGGGCCGTCGTCAAGTCGAAGCCCTCACGTAGTTCGCCCCCAGGTCGTAACCACTTCGGCATCTTCACTTCGGGTGATCCTCCTATGTGCGGTTGTGTGTGTCTCGGTTCATCGTGCAGCAGCAGACCGACAGGCCTCCTTCGCGGCGAGCCACTTCGGCGCGAGCCGGTTGACGCGAGCGGTTGTCTTCGTCAGCGTGTCAACGTCGAACTCGCCCGCGGCGGTGATCGCGGTCGCGGCGAGATCGAACCCGGTCTCTGCGTAGGTGAGCGCCTCGAGGCAAGCCTGTGGGACGGTCGCGACCTTGACGGTTGTCGTCGTGGTGACGGTCGGGGCGGGTTTCGCCGGAAGCGTGAGCGTGATGGTCGGGGCGGGGGCCGGGGTCGCGGTCACTGTGACGGTCGGCGCTGCCGCTACCGGCTTCGTCGAGGTCGCGGCCGGGTCGCCGATCGTCGCACCGATCCCGATGAGCAGCAGCCCACCGACTACTGCGGCGGGGGCGACGAGCCACCTACGGCGCTTCGGGTTCGGGGGCTGGGGCTGGGGCGGTACTCGGTACGGCCCGGGCTGGTCGCTGCCGTAGCTGTAGGGACCGGACTTGTACTGGTCGTGCAGTTCGTTGCCCATGGCGGGGCCTTTCTTCGCGGTCGGGTGTGTCGTCTTGGGCGAGCAGGGCGAGGATGTCTGCTTGCCGGATCGCCTGCTCGACTGTGGTCACGGGTTTGTTGGGTCGGGGTGGTCGGATGAGGTTGGGGCCTGTAGCAACGATGCCGGCTCAACTTCGAGGGCTTCGGCGATGCGCGACAGGTCGTCGACGTCGAACGAGATCCGGCCGGCGAGGCGGTGGGACAGGCTCGAGCGGGCCATTCCGATACGGGTAGCGAGCTCCTCCTGTGTCACCCCTCTCCGGGCGATCTCGGCCCGGATGTTCCCTGCTAGGGTCCGGGATAGGTTGGTGTTCGTCATGAACGTGACGTTAGGTGAGCGCACATTCTGTTGTCAAACCGAACCGCGCGTGTTGACACAACACTGACGACCATGTAGCGTTTTCAACACACCGCGACAGTGAGAGGGACCGAGACAAGGCCGATGAAAACCATCCGAACCTGCGGGCACACCGCCACCGAATGCACCGCAGCACCCCACATCCACCGAGCGGGCTACCGGTCGGCGCACGCAGCAGACAAGTACGCCGCGACCGAGCCTGCGCCTGCGGGCCGCATCTACGTCGTACGGGACAACCACGAGGACCCCGGCAAGGCGACCGCGCTAGATATCTGGTGCGTGCCCCAGTGAGGATCGGTTCTCTGTGCAGCGGGTACGGCGGTCTAACGCTCGCCGTACAGGCAGCCCTAGGCGGCGACGTCGCGTGGCATTCGGAGATCGAACCTGCGGCGAACCGTGTCCTAGACCAGCGGTTCCCCGACGTGCCGAACATCGGCGACATGACCCGCGCGGACTGGGCCAGCGTTGAGCCTGTCGACGTGCTCGACGGGGGTACGCCGTGCCAGGACGTGTCCCATGCTGGGAAGCGCGCTGGGATGCGGGCTGGGACCCGCTCCGGGTTGTGGTCGAGCATGGTCGACGCGATCGACGTACTGCGCCCGCGCCTTGTGGTGTGGGAGAACGTGAGAGGGGTATTGAGTGCCGAAGCGGATAGCGGAGTGGAATCCTGCCCGTTGTGTGTGGGAGACGGGTCAGGGCCAGTTCTGCGGGCACTTGGCCGTGTTCTCGGAGACTTGGCCGATCTCGGGTATGACGCGCGGTGGTGTGGCTTACGAGCTGCCGACGTCGGCGCTCCTCATGGCCGGTTCCGCACCTTCGTTGTTGCCTACCCCGTTGAGCGTCCCGTCGTCGGAGGCATCGCACAACCAGTTGAGCGGGACATTCCGCGCGGCTATGGACAAGGCGCTGTCGCTGTTGCCGACCCCAGCGGCGTACGACGGGGAGCGTGGCGGCCCGCAGGACCCGGCGAAGCGGAAGGCGGGCGGGCACTCGGTGACGTTGCAAGACGCGGTCCACGTTCTGCTGCCGACCCCGAAGACGACGGACTCGCATCACAGCTCGCCAGCGGACATGGCGCGGAACGAGCCGGGGTTACGGGCGATCGGGCGGCTGCTTCCGACGCCCCGGGCGACGGATGGGACGAAGGGCGGCCCGAATCAGCGTGGCAGCTCGGGAGATCTCATGCTTCCGTCAGCCGTGCAACTGCTGCCGACCCCGATTGGGGCCCGTACGAACCCGCGATTCGACGCTGGGAGCACGTCACAGGACGAGCTGCCCCTTCCCCCACAGAGCGAAGCGCCCGAGGAGGAGAGCGCCTGAGTCCACGCTTCGTCGAATGGATGATGGGGCTTCCCCAGGGCCACGTCACAGACGTTCCCGGCATCAGCCGTAACGACCAGTTGAAAATGCTGGGGAACGGGGTCGTCCCCCAGCAGGCAGAGGCGGCGATCCGCCACCTACTCACCCCAACCGCGACACGGGAGACACCATGAAAACCAGCACCAAAACAACCCACCGCTTCGACCTCGACGAGCACGAACAGTTCGACTGGGTCAGGACCAGCAACCCGTACAAGGGCCACGCGTTCAAGGTCGAGACCGTCGAACTCGAATTCCGCGACGGGGTCGCCGTCGACGTGTACCTTCGCGGCCCGTGGGTCGATCCGTGCCCAGTGATTGAGGCCGGGTCGGCTGGGGAGCGTGGCGGCTGGGAGACGATGTTCGTCGACTTCGACCAGCCGACAATCTGGCTGTTGCCGGCGTTCGTTCTCGACGCCCTTCTCGGCGTGGGATTGGAGATCGCGCGTGGCGAAGCATGAGCCCTGGTTTCGGCCGCGCGACGAAGACGGCGACGACGCCCTCCTTGATTGGCTCGGGAAGCCCGACCCCCGCTACAGCCAGCGGCAGCGAGACAGCGGCGGATGCGCTACAGGTCTGCTCATCGTCGGCGGCGGCAGCGTCCTCGCGTGGCTCGGCGTGGCAGCGACCGTCGCCCACATCCTGACGTAACCTGTAGATCCTCCCGCCCCCCACGCAGCGGAGGACCCCCCAAAGGGAACGGCCCGACCGGTTCACACCCGGTCGGGCCGTTGCCGTTCCCCCTGCAAACGTCAGGGTAGCGAGATCACCCGGAACAACCCGCAAGTGATCACGGTCGTCGTCGGCGCGTCGACCAGCTTCGCCTGTAGGCGGTAGTCGCCCGGGGTCGTTGCCGTGAACAACGCGGCGGCCCGGATCACGTTCGGGGGGGTCGTCCCGTCCTCGTTCGCCGGGTTCGCCCATGCTGACGCGACCCCGGCCGGGTCGACCGTGCGCAGTTGTACGGCGACCCCCGTCACGTCCACGCCGTGCAGCTCCTCGATCCTGCCCCACACGAAGTCGGTCGTGCCGACCTCGAGCGTGCGGACGTCCTCGGTGATCATGCGTTCTCCACTTCCGTCAGCCAGCGGGCCGGCTCGACCGTCGCCGTCCACGTATCCGATTCGATGGTCGCCGACCAGCGGCCCGTTTCGACGACCGCGGCCCAGTCGAGGTCCCGGTAGAGCGCGTTCGGGTTGTACGGCGCGACCCCTGTGTCTGTCTCGGCCGCGGGCGTGATCGCCTGCGACCGCGCCTGTGTGACCGTTACGGCGACGTCGAGCTCGGTCGCGGGGGTGACGGCCTGGGACCTCGCCCGGGTCGGTGTGACCGCTGTGTCGGCCTCGAGCGCCGGGGTGATGACCTGCCCCCCGGGATGCGCCGGCGCGACCCCGACGTCCGTCTCGATCGCGGGCGAGATCGCGATCACTCGGGACTGGGCCGGGGTGACCGCCGTGTCGGTTTCCGTCGCCGGGGTGATCGTGGTCGCCCGCGCCTGCGACGGGGAGACAGCGGTGTCCGTCTCCGTCGCGGAAGTGATCGCCCGGGATCGCGCCTGGGCCGGGGTGATCGCGGCATTGGTCTCCGTCGCCGGGGTGATCGCTTGACTGTTCCCACCGCCACCGGACGCGGGCCGAAGCGCGATCAGCGCGCCGAGCTGGACCGTCGACGTCGACACCCCGCCACCAGAGATCGACTCCGACCCAGCCGAGCCGGCGATCTTGGTGTTGGTTTTGAGGTAGTTCGCCTCTTGCTGTTCGGTGTAACCGGTCGGGGCTGTGCTGGTCGAGCTGTTCTCGTTCGCGATGAGGTGCAGCATCCCGCAGCCCGCCGAGCTGGTCGTCAGCGAATTCGACGGGTACGCCGTACCGGACGCGACCTGGGCCGTCGACACAGCCACGTCGAGCGGGGTGGTGTTGTCGACCCCGGACCACAGCGTGCATTGGCCCTGATTCCAATGCGTCGACGACCACGACGGCGTATAGCTGCCCGAATCCGCGCCCGTCAGGACCTTCCGGGCCGCTTTGATCTTCTGGAATCCGTCAGTCGACGACGCGAAGTTGACGATCTCGACGAACCCGGAGGGCCAGGTGACCGTGGGGTTGGTCGCGGTCGACTGCCACAACTCGAGGACGAGCACGGCGACGTGTCCCGCTGCCGCGCCGGCCGGGACCGGCACGGCGCGTGATGTTCCTTGCGCGTCGGTCGTGCCCGATGTGGACGACGCGACTAGGGCGACCGCCACCAGTCACCCCGCGGTCAGGACGCGCGGGCGAAGTCGGTGAACTGGGCCGTCTCGGTTGCGCCTGAGGGGGTGACGACGAAGTCGCAAACACTGATGGGGGTGAGTTGCGCGTTGGTCGGCGACGCGACGGATGCGTAGCAGATCACGAGATCCGACACTGTGTCGCCGGCGCTGGTCGGGGTCCACGACTGGTCGGCGATGTCGGTCGGCATCCGGTCGTTGGTGTCGTCCGGGGTGAGGGTCGCGAGATCCGTTGCGGCGAGCGTCTTGCGGTTCCACCCGTTCGCGGTCCGCTCCGTCACGCCCAGGGTCACCATGGCGGCGAAGTCGTCCGCGTCGAGGAGCTGTGCGTCCGTGACCGACCCGGCCGCGATCGGGATCACGTACAGGCGCGCGGCGGCCGGGTCGCCGAGCTTCACACGGTTGTATAGCTCGGCGAATCGGCCTTTGGCGATGTTCGGGACGAGAGACGTCATGGCACGTAGTTTCCGGGCACAGCGGGCGTCACGTCGACAGGCGCGCCCGTACGGACTGTGGTTGCTGGGCCAGCGACGACATGCGTATCGCCGTCGACCTCGACCCGCTTCGCGGCGACGTCGACCCACGGGACCGTCCGCGCCTGGGTGATCTGCCCACCGACCGCTGTCCCGACTGCGGTCACGCCGGCGAGGGCGATCAGGACCCACCGCGGGACCGTGTCGACCGCGGCGAGTACGCCGGTCAGCGCTGACGTGCCGGCCACAACGGATGCCAGGACCATCACGGGCCGGGACTTGCTCGCCGGGATGCTCACAGGGTCGCCTGCGAATCTTTGATGTTCTGCCGCAACGTGGCGAGCTCGGCCGACGCGGCAGCCATAGCCTCCTCAACCGACTTCCCGGCCTTCAGCGCGTCCTCATAGGCACGCTGGGCATTCGCCCGGTCGTCCTCGATCTCGATCTCGTAGAGCTGAGCCCACAGCGCCCAACGCCGGGTGCTCGTCTCGATCGCCTGCTCGAGCCGCAATGCGAGCCCGTCGATGCTCGCCTTCAGGTCACGTTGTCCTGCGGTGATCGCGTCCGTGATAGCGCGAATGTCCGACACGCTCAGCTCCTCCGTGGTTCGTGGGGTGAACTCTCCCCGGCGTAGTGCGGCTGTCGCCGCGGGTCCCGGGCAGTCGGTGCCGTCGCCCGTGTATTCCTTCCGAACGTCGGCGTGTGGCCGGATCGCTGTCCCGTTCGGGTAGATCTTGCGGAAGTCGGCGATAACGGCGCGCGTGGTCGCTTTCATCGCCTCCGAGGGTGCCTCGCCTTGCACGAGGACGAGGAGGATCGCGCCATAGTCCTCGTTCGCCGCGTTGTTGCCGTTGGCACCCGACTGTGTGCGCAGCCCGCGCAGCGTCCACGCCCTACCGGCCTGGTCGACGGCGACTTGGTACGCGATGTCGGACCAGCCGCGTTCGTCCATGTGGTAGGCCTGCCAGCCGCGCAGCGCCGACGCGACCGCAGCCTGAGACGTGATCGGCTTGCTCGAGGTCGTCCCGGGCCAGTGAATGACCGCGCCCTTGACCCGGGACACCGTGAGAGGTCCCGGGCCACCCTCTGGCGGGCGTGCGCCCCACGCGGAGCGCGACAGGTACTCGACCACTCTACTCCTCGTCCTCGTCGTCGGACGCGCCCTCGGGCTGCTCAGGATCGGGCAGCGGTTCGGCCTCCTCGCCCTCGACGAACTGGACCGTGCCGTCGTCGAGCCTCTCGACGTCCTCCGGGTCAGGTACCGGCGCGGCTGTGGTGTCGCTCATGATGCCTCCCTAGTTGGCCTTTGGTGGTTCCGTGCTCAGCGTAGGCGGTGGCGGCGTACAGGTGACGGATTGCGTTGACCCGTCGCTGTAGTCAAACCAGAACGTCGCCGGCCCGCCCATGCACCGCGACGACGTGACTGCGGGCCCGGGAGGACCGGACGGCCCGGGTGGCCCAGACGGACCGGCAGGACCGGACGGTCCCGGCGACCCGTCACTTCCCGGCTCACCAGACGCCCCAGGCTCGCCCGACGCCCCAGGTTCCCCAGGTTCCCCCGGGACACCCGAAGCGCCAGCAGCACCCGGCGACCCCGGCCTACCAGACGCCCCCGGAGGACCAGACGGACCAACCGGCCCGGGCGGGCCAGGTGGCCCAGACGGGCCGACCGGTCCCGTGATCTGCTCGGCCGGCTTCGTCGCCACGATCGACGCCTCACCGCACGACACCCGCAGTTGCCGCGCGGTCGTCGGATCTTTCTTGCACAGCTCGGCGAGCTGTTGCGCGAAGTCCTTCGCCTGCCCCTGCGCGCCGGCACGCTCCGACTCAGCCTGGTCCTTACCAGCGAACAACCACGCGACCGTGCCCCCGCCACCGACCACGCCAGCGACGAGCAGGAACACAGCGCCCATAGCGTTCAGGCGCGGCGACCCCATCATTCGTCGTCCTTCGGCGGGTACTTCGTCCACCGGTCGAAGTCGACCGGCTCGGACTCTCCCCGCTCGGCGAAGTAGTCACGCAACGGGACGATCACCTCGCGGGTCACCAGCCGATACCAGCGTCGACGGTCGTTGAGCTCGACCCGCTCGTTGACGTCGATCGAATCTCTGCGCGTGAAAGTGTCACGCCGGAACGCGAGGACGAACCCGCAGACCGTCGCGACCACCGAACCGACTCCGGTGATGATGATGCCCCAGTCGTCACCGCTCACCCCGTTCTCTCAGGGACGCAGAACGTACAGGCGGCCGGATACCGCGCCAGCGTTGAGCGCGCCGGCCGTGGAAGCGTTCATGAACCGGCAGCGAAGCGTGGTCGCGCCGATTGTGTCCATCCCCCACAGCACAGCGAAGTTCGACGCTGGGTTGGTGTTCAGGAACCAGCCCCCGAGCGACGGGGTGAACCCGAGCCCGTGGGTCACGGTCAGGAACCCTGAGGCGTCCGTCGTACCGGAGACCGTGATCGTGACGACACCGTTGGTCTGGTTCGTGGTCATCTGTACCCAGGCGGTCCCGTTCCACATGTAATAGAGCTTCGTGTCGTCGGCGTACGCGAGCATCCCATTCTCACGAACCCCGGCACCGAGCGCGGTCGTGAGCGCGGTCAGGGTCGCAAACCGCATCACGGTCTGTTTCATCAGGTAGCCGTCGATCTCGGCCTCATACAGCGGCGACCCGTCGACGAAGTCCTTGAATCCGGCCATGCGTCATCCTCTCCCAAGCGTCACGGGATCTGCCCCAGGTAGGTCGGTTGTCCTTCGCGCCACTGGCTGGCCGGGTTCCCTGACCCGGGCGCTGGGTTCGAGGTGTAGAGGACCCACCAGTTTTGACCGGACGTGCCGGTCACGACTTGTTGCCGGAGGGTCCCCGGCGCGGCAGCGACCGGCGCGTCCGACGCGAAGGTGATCGAATCCGACGTGATCAGCCGCGACGTGGCCGGCAGGGTGAAGACGACCTCATAGATGGTCGCGTCGGTCGGGTAGTTCGGTACGACCCAATCGAACCGCTCCTGTCCTACGCCGACGATCGTCGACCCGACAGCCTGCGGGGTGCCCGGGTCGAAGTCGCTCGACCGGTCGAGCAGGTGCGGCGGCCCGAGGGTGTACCGGATCATCCACTTCGTCGGGGTGATCTGTTGCTCGCGGCCCAGGACGGCGACCCGCTCGAGGATGCCGTCATGCTCGAGGAGCGCCATGGCCGGCACGGTCCCGCGTAATTGCTGCACAGACTGCAGCGGGGTGACCAGTTCCCGGGTGAACGGTTCGGACGACTTGCGTAGCGGCAGCGTGCCGACGACCGCGCGCGCAAGCCGGTAGTTGTTCGTCGACGGCGACGCGACGTCGATAACGCCCAGGTCGACCACGACATCCCGGCCGGCAGCACCCGACGCCCGATACTGGCTCGAGGTCGTCGCGACCGGTTCGCCGTCCCCTGGGGGCGACTCGATGTCGTACTGTCCCCAGGTGAGCGTGACCGCGTTCGGGAACATCGACAGGTCCATCCCGACCGTCCGCGACGTGTACCCCACATAGCGGCCCAGGTGGACGAACTCCTCGGCCGCATCGGTCGGTTGTCCCAGGACATGCGCAGGGTCGTCGCTGAAAACAAGCGTGTCGGCCTGCGTCGTCCCAGTGATCCACCGGTTGTTCGGCAGTAGCACGAACGGGCTGACCGGGTGCAACGGCCGATAGATGAACGTCATGTTCCGCAGCCTGGTTTCGGCTCGGAGCGTGTCGAGCAGCGACCCGAGCTGGTCCGTGCCGCGGTAGATCTTGCGGACATTCGTGGTGTCCCAGCCGGCGTTCTTCCAGCCGACCGGCAGATCGACCGCGGCTGCCTCCTCCGACACGGCGAGCCCAGTCCACCAGTTGATCCGCTGGGCGAGCGTCTCGTCCGTGAGGGTGCGGGCCGGGGTCGTGAACCCGGCGAGCCGCTCCTCGCCGTTCGTTGCCGTCAGCACCACCCGGTATGTCTTCGTTGCCGTGTTGCCCGGTTTGTACTCGGCCGCGACCTCGACCGACTCCGACAGGGCGAACTCGGCGACCCGGCCGCGGTAGATCTCCTCGGTGTAGTACGTGATCGCGATCCACTGGTTTTTCAGGTCCACCTTTGCCGGCAGGGTCGCGGTGAGGGTGCACGTCTCGACCTCGCGGTGCACGAACATCCCATCCTCGACCGTCGTCGGCGACGTGATCGTGATCGACGTGAACTCGGCCGCGATCTGCACATCCGCCCCGGGGCCTCCGAGCGGGTCGACGCCCAGGATCGATTCGCCGATCACGAAACCTGGGCTAGCTGTGTACAGCTTCAGTTTCTTCGGGTCGAAGTTCCACCCGCGTTGCCATGCCGGCCGCATCAGTTCCGCCAGCCCGCGCCGTTGAACGTCTCGTAGTCGCGGATCGCGTCGACGACCCGGCGACCGACCTCCGGGCCGTCCGTCAGGGCGTACACCTGTAGGACGACGGTCCCGCCACCAGCACCGACCGGCGAATCAAGCAGGGTCGGGGCGAGCTTCTGGGTCGGGGTGATGAACCCGGACGTCCCGCCCAGCGTCAGCAGTTCGGGTCCCTGCTCGCCGACGAGATACGTACGGCCGGCCAGGACCGGGCCACCCGACGCGCGCCCCTCGAGCCCGTACCGCGACAGTTGTTGCTCGACCTTGTTGCGGATCTGGGCCGCGTTGATCTTCGCCGTGACGGACACCGTGACCGGGACCGTGACACCGTGAAGCGAGTTGAGCTGGGCCTGTGCGGAATTCTTCGCCGCGACCAGCGCCGAGATATCGGCGTTCAGCTTCGCGCGACGTTCCTTCGTCAGATCACTCGACGCGAGCTGGGCCTTCGCGGCGGCGATCTTCGCGTCTAGGCTCCGCTTGTCCGCGTCGAGCTTCGCCGCGCGGGTCTGGATCAGCCGCTTGTCGCCCAGGTCATTGATCGCCTTCGTCTTCTTCCGCTCGAGCTCGGCGATGTCCGCGGTCAGGAAAGCGCGACGGGTCGCGGTCAGCTTCGGGTCCTTCAGCTCGTTCCGGGCCGCCGTGATCTTCTTGTCGAGATCCTCGATGTCGGCCTCGAACTCGATCCGCGTCTTCGCCTTGCCCAAGGCAACATTCCAGCCCTGTAGCTCGGTCCGGGCCTCGCCGATACCCTTCTTCGCCGACTCGCCCCAGGCGTCCATGTTCTTCGCCTGCTTCAGCAGGTTCAGCGCTTGCCCAGGGTTCGACATGGCGACCAGCCCAGCGGCGGACACCAGCGCCACCGCGCCGAGCTTCGCCAGGGCAGGGATCGCGGCAGCCGCACCGGCCAACAGCTTGTCAGTGAAGTCCAAGAATGCCTGCGCAGCACCGACACCCCACGCCGCGATAGCGAACTTCCCGGGGCCTTGGAACCACGTCACGAACTCGTTCAGCTTCGGCAGCGCATACTTCGCTATCGCCTCGACCAACGTCAGTTGGATCGTGCGGGCGATCTGGGTCAGCTTCGTCCGGGTCGTCGTCGTCGCATCGCCGGCCCGCGCGGTCGCGCCGGCCACATCGCCCAGCGACTTCGCAGCCGTGCCCAGGTTCGCGTGAGAGATCGCCCCGCCCAGGTCCTCCCACTGGGTGCCGAACAGCGCTACCCCGGCCGTGTTCCGCTTGACCGGGTCCTTAATGGAGTTGATCGCCGTCAGCGTCTCGGCGAACGCGGCCCGCGCGGTCGGGCCGCCAGCCGCGATCTCCCGCGACATCGTCTTGGCGTTCAGCCCGATCGCCTTGAACCCCTGCGCGGTGAGGGTGCTTCCGTCGATAGCGCGGATCGAGAATTCCTTGATCGCGTCGGCCGCTACGTCGCTGTCCCGCGCGCCCCCCTGTAGTAGCTGATTCATCAGCCCGAGCGCGTCCGTTGCCGACAGCCCCAATTTGCGGAACTGCGTGCCGTACTCGTTGAACGTGTCGAGCAGATCCTCAGACTTGTTGATCCCGAGCTGTTGCCCGCGGGTCAGGACGTCGAACGCTTCCTTCGCGTTCTTCGCGAGCCCGGTCTTCAACATCTGCGCGACCGCGCGCGTGATCGGGAGCGCCTCCTCCCCCATCACGTTCGACAGGGTGAACACCGACTGCGCGACACCCTCGATCTTGTTCTGACTGTCGCCGATCGACGCCAGACCGGACTGAAACACGGTCTTCAAGACGTCGTTCACGTCCTCGACCGAGTCACCGTAGGCCTGCTTGAACAGGTCGCCGGCGATCTTCCCGGCCTTCGCCGACTGCGGACCGGTCAGCCCGAGCTGGGCCTGTAGCTTCCCGCGCGCGTCCTCGAGGTCCATCGCCTTCGTGAACCCGGCGACCAGCGACCCGCCGATCGCGAAGCCGGCCGCCAGCGCCGGCAAACCCTTCGCCGCGCCCAGCAGATCGCCCAGACCGGCGCGGGCCGACACCCCCAACCCCCCGAAGGACTTCGACACCCCGACCCGGATACTGTCGCCGATCTTGGAAAACGACTTCTCAGCCGAATCCGCAGTGTCCTTGAATTCCTTCTTTGCCTTGCCACCATCGGCGAGGATGCTGATACGGATTGGGCGACCGGCCACCGCGCTACCTCCTCGTCTTGTATCGCTGGTTGAGTGCCGCGATCAGCTCGGTTCGCTCGATCTGGGTCAGCGACAGGTATTCGGCCTTGGTCAGCCCTGTCAGGACGATGATCCAAGCGAGCTCGCGTGCTCGCTCGAGGTCCCGCTTTCGTCTTTTCCCGCTTCCGTGACCGGCTCGTCCTCGAGGTCGTCGAGGTCGTCGAGCCCGTCGCCGTCCTCGTCGGTGAACACAGCGCCCAGGTCCCTCTGCGACATCCCCAGCGCCTTCTGCCACGCGGCCGGCATGGTCAGCTTGTCGTCCTCGCGGGTGAACAGAACCGCAGCCAGCGACCGCGCGAGCAGGATGTCCCGACCAGTCGCCGAGATCTCCTCGAACGACTTCCCGGTCACCCGCTCGATCGCGAGCTCGTCGAACCCCGTCAGGGTCCCGATCACGTCCCGTGCCTTCATGCCAGTCCTCGCCTCCGAATGACGTCCTCGATCCCGGCCTCGAGCCGGTCGATCGCTACGGGTTGCATCCTCTCATCGGCCTTCTGTAGAAAGCGTTGCGGCGCGATGTTCCGAAGTTTCCAGCCGTAGTTCTGCGGGCCGGCGTACGGGACCGACGACCGGCCGGCAGTAACGACCGCTCTCGACTTGGCGCGGTTCCCGCGGATCGCGGCCCGGAGGGTGCCAGATCGCGACTGCACGAAACTGCCCGCGATCTGGGCACCCTCCTGGGCCAGCGGCCCGAACACGCCCTTCAGGTCCTCGACGTCCAAGCCGGCCTGCTCGAGCCCCCGCACGATCTCCCGCAGACCAACCACACGGAACCCGGCCTGCCCCATGTCAGAACCCGACGACCTCGCACGACAGCCCGGTCTGGGCCGACGTGGTGTAGTTGATCCGGCCCGTCGACGGGTCGCGGAACCGGGCCAGCCGGGAAGCGTCGAGCCAGATATAACGGACGCCCGTGGTCGCCGGCACGGACACAGCGACCGATGCGTTGAACGCGGTCGCGTTCTCCGGGCTGGTCGAGGTCGGGTCGGTGAGGGTGACCGTGATCGCGCCACCGGAGGTGTTCGCGAACCGGATCAGGACTTCGTCGCCGATCGCCGCGACGACGTAGTTGCCTGCGGCATCCTGCGCGTTCGCGGTCGGGGTGATGACCAGCGCGCCCTTCTGGACTGTGAGCTGAGTAGCCATGTCGGTTGTCCTCTCAGCTCGTGTACTTCGTGGGCTTCGCGGTGCACGGCCACACCGCGGAATAGGTCATCTTCGCGGTGGTCGACACGTCCGCGTCGCCACCGATGAAGTCGCCATCCGGTTCCTTGACCACGACCGACGCCTCATAGTGCGGCTGGGACACGGACGCGACCGCGTTGCCGTACGGCGCGATCCGGGCGAGCACAGTCGTACCGGGTGCCGACCAGATCAGGTCCCACAACGTCCCAGACACCATGTCCTGGGCCGCGGTGAATTCGAGGTTGTACTGTCGCGCGCCACCCGCCGCCGCGTCAGCGAACGTCACAAAGTCGCTGTCCGCGTCGCCCGTGGTGAACTTCGCCGTCGACACCTGGTCGGTTGCGGACGAACCCGCAACCGTCAGTGTCAAGAGCCGGGTTCCTACCTTCGCCATGCTGGGTTACTCCTCAGCCTCTCTGTGGCCCTCGAGGACCAGAGTCTTCTGTGATTGGTTGTCAGGGAACAAGACGAGCTCGGGTCGGGCCTGGGTGACGACCATGGCGTAGCCGAGCGCGTCCCACAGATCCCGCTTGTGGTCGGCGATCCACGCCTGGGCCGCCGCGAGATCCTGCGGGAGCACGATCACGACACCCCAGTAGTCCTCGCCCCCGAGCGTGTTCGGGTACTCGGTCCGAAGCCACTCGACGTATCCCTGCCCCACACCCGACACGGCCCGGTACAGCGGCGACACGTCGACCCCGTCGACCGTCGAAGCGGCAGCCGCGATCTCGTCCCGCGTCGTCACGTCTGGGCCGCCGCAGCGTCGACCTCGGCCGCGCGCGCGCCACCGATAACGAACTTCCCCTCAGTGCCGATTCCGCACAGCTTCGCGATGTCCGGGTCCTGCCGAAGGATCTCCGTCCCGCCGAACTCGACGTTCTGTGACGCGCCGAGCGGAGACGTACGGCGCGCGTAGAACCTGTTCGCGAGCATCGCCGTGCCGAGCTTCACGTCCGCGCCGGGGGTGAAGACGGCCGGGTCGCCGACGAACAGGTCCTTCCGCTTCCCCTCGACGTACGCCCTAGCGGCGGCGACGTCGGCGATCCACGCCGGCGAGCTCGCCGGCGCGGTGCCTTCGACCATCGCCAGGGCGACGTCGGGATCAAGCCAGGTCGTCATCAGACCGCGTTGATGACCTTGGCGAACGCGGATGCCTTGATCGTGTTGTACGCGACGTACCCGCCGTAAGCGATCTGGACGCCCAGGATCGACGGGTTGACGGCCTGCAGCAGACCGATGCGCTCCTCGTAGACCTCCGTCCAGCGGCGAGCACCGATGATCACGGTCCCAGACGGCATGGACGGGACGACCACGCGCGGCAGCTTCAGCAGGTTCCCAGCTTGGAAGTCGCCGATGTTCGTCTGGCCGACGTCGTTGTTCATCGTCGGGACCTGGGCCTCGATCGCGGGGCCCATGAGACCCCACATGTCGAGCGATACCCAGATGGTGTCGGGGAGTCGGCCCGCGCCGGCGTACGCGAGCGCGGCGGCGGCGTAGAGCGCCTTGGTCAGGTTCGGCAGGGTGACAGCGCCGACCGCGTCCGCGTTCTCAACGGTCGCCGTGACCGCAGCAGCGAAGGCATCGCCGGCCGCGTTCTCCGTCACGAGCCCGTACTGGTCGGTGAAGTCGTTCAGCAGCGCATCCCACGCCGAGGGCGAGGTCCAGTCGAGGTCCTGACGGGACACGTCGAGCCAGCCACCCCAGGTTTCCTTCGTGAACGTCACGGACCCGATCGTCATCTTCTGCGATCCGAGCCCGGTCGACGTCGCCTGGGTGGTCTGCTTGCCCATAGCAACATGCTGGGTGATGAGCGGACGCTTGAACGTCTCACCCGCGAAGTCCAGAGGCTTCGCGCCCACGGAATCGATGAACGGCCGCGCCGAGTCGACGTCGTTCATAACCTCGCCGATGATCGGGACCGGGATGATTCCCGGGGTGTCGCCCGACACCTGGGACGCACGAGCCTGGTCCATGCCGGCCCGGATGGTCGCCTGGTTGTTCTGCGCGGCCCGGATCTGGTCGTCGGTCGGGTTCGGCGGGACCACGCCGGCCGCGATGAGCCGGTCGCGCGCCTCGCCGTCCGGGGTGCCGATCGCGTAGCCACGCCCCGACAGACCGGCCGCGCGGATGTGATCGACCATGACCTCACCGCGGGTGCGGTAGTTGACGACAGGCTCGGTGCGAATGCCGCGGGACTGGTCAGCGCCGAGCCCAGACAGGCTGGCCGGCTGCCCCTGCGGGCGGGGGGCGAATTCCTTCGCGACCTGGGCCGACCGTGCCTTGTCCTTCTCAAACTCCTCGAGCGGGGTGATCTGCTCGTCGAGCTCGGCGATGCGGGTCTTCGACTTGGCAAGGGTGGCCTTCTCGGATGCCGAGAGGTCGCGGGCGTCGTCGTTCGCGCCCTTGATCGTCTGCTCGAGGAATGAGATCAGCTCGGAGCGTTCGCCGTAGAGACGCTGAAGCATGGGCGACTGGGTCGCCTGCTCGTTCGTGGTCATGCGGTAGCCCTCCCGGGCACTCGAAACGGATGGTTACCGGTCGGGTGTTCGTCCCGGGTGCGCCCAGGTGCCCAGCGGGCGGCGTGGGTGCGGCGCGGTGAACGGCGCGGCCTAACTGACAGTGATGGTACGACAGAACCCCCCTCACGCCTCGGAGCACCATGCCTGTAGGTGTCGGCGCGAGGGGGGTCCTCGGAGGTCTCCGACCGCTGGCGAGGTCGGGACGTGCCAGTCAGGTTATCGCGGGCCAGCCTTGATCTGCTCGAGGTAGGCGGCCCATTCGTCGACCGCGCGCTTCCCCGTGTCCCGGCCAGGCGCGCCGGCCGACCGAACCCAGTCGACCGAAGCCTGGTTCCAGACCGGCGTGGACACCAGCGCGACCGACACCAGCCGCGCCTCGACCCGGTCGACGTGGTCCTTCCCGTCGACACTCGACGGGTCCCACCGCGCCGAATCGACGAACGCCCACTTATCGCGGATCGGGGTGAACCGGATCGACATGTATCCGAGCATCGCGTTGCCGTCCGCGTCTGGGGTCGCGAGCTTCCGGGCCCGCTGGGCTTTCTCGGAGTCGTCGAACTTCCACACCCCGCGGAGACGGTCCTCGCCGTCCTGCCATTCGGTCGCGACCCCGATAGGCCACGACTCGAACGTCATCCCCTGCCCCTGCGGCATGTCGTCGTGGAAGACGTGCAGCGGCAGCGACCGCGCAGCCTCACGGATGCTCTTCGACAGTGACCCCGGCAGGAACGACTCAGTGAAGAAACCGATATCGCCCTTCACGTTGTACGGGACCGCAGTCGCAGCAACGAACCCGCTGTTCGTGATGTCGAGGTCGACGACTTGCGCGCCCCGTTGCTCTGTGGCGAGAGTGCCAGCGGTCATGCCGTCTCCTCCTGTCCACCCGGCAGCACAGTGAGCCGCGGGTCCTCGTTGCCTGCCGGCGCGTCGGCCGACGCCCCCGGGTCCATCAACTCGCCGATCGCCGGCGCAGCAGGCCACCCCATGTAAAGGCGCGCCTCCTCCCGCGACATGAGCCCGTCCTTCACGGCCTTACCCAGCCCAGCCAGCGACGTCAGGAAGTCGTCGCGGGTGAGCTGGTTACGGTCGAGCCGTACCTTCGCCGCGCCCGGGAACCACGCGGCCGACCAGATCGCCTCGAGGTCCTTCATCACAGGCTCGAGCGACGTCCGCTGCAACTCGAGGAACATCGGCCCGGGCGACCGGTAGGTGTGCGACGACTGCGGCGCGTTCAGCCAGAACCCGTTCAGGTTCAGCATGTTCGCGACGTCGTTCAGCGACATCTGTCGGGCCAGGGTCGCCTCTTGCTGTTGCGCGTTGAAACTGAGCGGGATGACCTGTGTCCCGCTCGGGAACACGCCCGGTCGCCGGGACGACCCGCCGAACCGTTTCTCCCACGCTTCCGCTGCCTCATCGGCTTCGGTCTGGGTCAGGTTCTTCTGTGGCGCGATCACGGCAACAGACGGGACGGAACCCGACTTCAGCCCGGACCGCTCCGACGCTTCCTGTAGCGCGACCCGGTCGAGACTGTCGAGATACCGTTCGACCAGCCCCCAGCCGCGCCACGGTTCCCCAGGCGCGTAACCCCACTTGACGTGGACGACGTCCTCGCGCCGGTTGATCTTCGTCCCGTTCAGGTAGTAGTCCACGAACCCGCGCCCGTGGGATGCGTCGACGGACCACTCGGCGGCCGGGAACCACGTCGTGCGCCGTACCCGGCCGGCATCGTCGCGGGCCGACACGAGGTGTAGCGCGTTGCCGTGCACGAGGTAGTCCTCGACGTGGACGCGGATGAACGCCGGCAGCGACCCGAGGATCGGGTCTGGCATGTCGAGCAGGGGCGGCCGGGGGGCGACGGGGGTCGGGCCGTCGTACAGGTCCATGTCGCACTGCGAGATCAGCCCCCCGTAGAGCGCCATAGCGCGCCCGACTGACGGGATCTTTTGCGCGGTGACGCTGTCCCAGACCTGCCTGGTGAGGGTGGCCGGGTCGACTACAGGGGGCCAGATCTGCACTGGTTCGCCTCCTCAGCTACTTCGCGTCGGTGTTGCTGTCGCCCGACTCGGTCGCCTGCTCGCCCTCGGCGGGGGTGGGGCGGCCCAGCAGCCGAGCCCGGTCGGCCGCGACCCGAAGCGCCTCCTCGGGGGTGTAGCGCTCCTCGCTGGTCTCGGTCGTGACGTCGCTGGCTTCGGCTGCCTCGAGGGTCGCCGCGGTCGCGTCGTGCGCTGCCTGCTCGGCGGCCGACTGCGGCTGTTCCGGGCCCAGCGATGCCGGCGCGTCCTCGCCGTACTCCGCCGCGGTCGTTGCCGCGTCACCCGACGCCTGCGGGTCGTTGACCGTCTTCGCCTGGTCGGCCGGCGACTCCTGCCCGGTCGCGGCTTCGTTCGGGCCGGCTGCCGCGTCGTCGGCGTTCTTCCGTGCTGCCATTCCTGCTCACTCCTCTTGGTCGGTCAGTACATCTTGAACGGGCCGTAATCCTCCTCGACCTCGCGAGGATGGTCGGCGGCCCACATCGCCGCGGTCATCGCCACCAGCGACGTGATTGAAACCGCTGGGTCAATCTTCCACGCCCACGCCCCCGATGGGCCTGTTCGCCGCTTCGTAGCGTGTTCGACGGCGCTGTTCAGGACGGCCTGCCCGATGTGCTGGGCCTTCGCCCGGGGGGTCGCCGTCACCTCACCGTGGAACTGTGCGCACGCCGCAGAGAAATCGATCTGCGACAGCCGCAGCAGCCAATCCATGCCCCCGGCAATGAGCGCGTCGGCGACGTGCCGCGCCGGCCCGCTGTTCTGGACCGCGACCTGGGCCACGTCCCACCGCGTACACAGCGCCACAACATCCGCAGCCAGCCACCCCACGCCCTCCGCGACCTTCACGACCTCTCCGACCCCCGAACCGTCCGGGCGACGCCAAAACACGGCGACCGCCGCGTCCCGGCCGTCCGGGTCGACCTCGAACCCCAACCCCACGGGTACGCCGTGCGGGATCGCCTTGTCGGTCATCGCAGCGACCCACTGCGGCTGGGAGATCACATTCCAGCCACCGACCGTCGATTGCAGCCGGTTGCCGTAGGCACGGATGTACTCCGACCGCGTCAAGCCCTTGTCCTGGTCGCCGCCAGGTCGCCGAAGCTGGGTAGCGATGTGGTGCCGCATCTTCTCGGCCGGCGCGACCGGATGGAACCCGATCGCCGGGTGGACCGCGAGACACGCCTCAACGAGCTGGTCATCCGACAACTCAGGAATCGGGACCCCGAACGGCTCGTCAGGAATCGACCACTCGAAATAGGCCATGCCCGACCGGCGATCCATCTCGACCCCGGCGCGGCCCGTCTTCACGTCCCGGTTCAGGCCGGCCGACGCCTCCGTGCCCATCGTTGACGTCTTGATCGCCTGCCCGTTCTTCGTCAGGAACCCGGGCTGATAGGACGCCTCGAGCCCGTCCGCAGCGAGCACGTCGAACGCCCACCATTCGTCGACGTCGACGAGCTCGGGTGACTCGCCGTGCATGTTCTCGTCGTCCGGGGCGAACGGAATCAGGATTGACCCGGTGTCCTTCCACAGCAGTTTCTCGTGGGCGATCGAGACCCAGCGCTTCAGGTGCGGGTTGAGCTCTGGGATATCGAGCATGGTCTGAGACGCGACTTCCCACCGCTTGACGGCCTTCTTCCCGTTCTGCGCGGTCATCCAGAACTCGCCGCGGGTCGTCGACCGCATCCTGTGCGCGTAGAGCGGGATCTTGAGGGTGGTTTTCCCGGCCTGCCGCGGGACCGTGATCACGACCTCGTCGTACGCCCACCAGCCCGTATCGGGGTCCACCTCGTTGATCACGTCGTGGATGTAGGCCTGCCATGGCATCAGCGGCAGCCGGAGATCCTGGGCGACCCGGGCGACCTGCCCGCCGTAGGTGGGTCTATGCGGGGAGCGCGGTGTCGCCCACCGTGGGGCGGGTCCCCATTCCGGTCGCCAGTCCAATGGGGTGTGGACGTCCCTCGCCGGCGCGATCGGAGGCAGCAACAGGTCTGTCATCGTCACCAGCCTTCGGAGCGGGGTCGGGGGCCAGCGGGAGATCCTCGAGCAGCTTCCGCAGCTCGGTCGACAACCGGGTCAGGTCGGTCGTTGAGACGTCTTTCCGGGTTAGCGCGGCGGCCACCTTCAACGCGACCGCCGCACCCGGCTCGTGCCATGGCTGCAACCGGCCAGCCTCGCGAGCTTCTGAGATCGCGGCGGCGACGGCAGAACGAACCGACCGCCCCCGGATCGCCCCAGCCGTCGCCATGCACACAGGGTAAGCGACCAGCGGTCAGCCGGCCTCCTCGCCGAGCAGGTCAAGCATCGAGATCTGGCCCTCGACCTGCTTGGCCGGCTTCGCGACCCGCATCGCCTTAGCGATCTGGTCCGGGTCATTGGTGCGCCACTCAGCTAGCCGGCAGTAATCCGCGGACATGTCGACGCTGATGCCGTGTCGACCGAGCGCCTTCGCGACGAGCGCGGTCGTACCTGTCCCGCCGAACGGGTCGAGCACGACAGCGGGCCGGGTGGGTGCGGTCGGTTCGGGGCACGCGCAGGCGTAACCGGTGATGGTGGTCAGCACGTTGCGTTGAAACATCCCGGCCAGGTGTTCACTGCGGTCGGGTCCGTTGACCTCGGCCCATGTCGAGTTGTCTTCGGTTTTGCCCGTTGCGGATCTCACACTGAGGGGCCGGCGTCCTTCGCCGCACGCCGTACACACACCGGACGGTGACCAGCCTTGGATGATGCGCCGCGGCCACTCAGTCGGGAACGCGGCGAAGTGGTCGACGCCCAGCGACTCGGGCACCTTGAGAGGTTCGGTCGGGATCTCCCACACCGACCCCGGCAGCTTCCCTAGCGGGTTGCCAGCACCGTTCATCGATCCCGACATTGGGCGGGCGTAGTCGCTCGTACGGATGCGAGTGACGGCATCGGCCGTAACGTGCGCCTCACGGATCTCGTCGACGGCGCTGAAGTACCGCGGGTTCAGCGTGAAGTGGAACCACTGTTCATGGCTGCGGCGGACCCGGTCGGTGACGGACTCGGGTAGCCCGTTCGGCTTCGACCAGATGATCTCGGCGCGCAGGATCAGGCCGAGCTCGTCGATGCAGCGGATCGCGTACCGCCACGGAATACCCAGCAACGTCTTCGGCCGGAACCCGACCACTGTCGGCCGCTGCTCGTACGTTGCAACCTGTGCGCGGTCCACGCGGCCGCCAGTCGCGCCCTGCACACCCTGGTTCGCGGCGTACTTGTCGCCGAGGTTGACCCACAGCGACCCGGATGGTTTCAGCGCCCGCACACACTCGCGGGTGACCTCGAGCAGCGAATCCACGAACGCGGCCGGGGTAGGTTCGTCGCCGATCTGGCCCGCGTAGTGCTCACCCCCGTCCTGGTACGACCGCAGCGCGAAATACGGTGGGCTGGTCACCACCAGATCCACGCTGTCATCCGCCAGAGGCAGCGCCCGAGCATTCGCCCGGACCACATCAGCCCTCATCTAATTCGATCCTCCTCGAAATTCGCTGTGCGCCGATCTGACGGCCTAACTCGACCCCGGGCCTACCCGACCCCCACGGAACCCCCTGTTCGTCGATCTGGGCTAAACGTCGTACGCGCCAGCACAGGTCCCGTCTCGGCCTTCCCCAGCCGAGAGAGAGATTTTTGGAAGG